GCCTTGGTAAGCTTCCTCACCACTGGCCATTTTTGATGCATGCATTAGTTGTGCATCAGACATAGCCATCTTAGTTTTTTGTCTATTTGCGTAAATTTTGCTTCCAGCAGATAGTGCTAATTTTGCTAATCCAAACCAAGCCATTACACACCTACCTTTTTGATAGCTTTGTTATGTGACTTTTTAAATGTCATACCTTTTTTCATATCTTTTTTCATTGATGCCATGTGTTTTGCCGTATGGTGTATTTTATGTTTCTTTAATGTTTTCTTTTCTTTTTTATCTATCATTTGGGTTTCCTCTTGGTTTCATCATGGCTAATTTTTCTCTTGCTTCATTAGTCATTTCTGTTTTTTCTATTGACGTGTCTGCTCTTAATTCTGCTAGTTGTTCAGTTTGTTCTAGCTTCTCATCTTTGTTTCTTTGATTCATCATAGCCTTCATGTTTTCTAAATTCAATCTCTCTTCAGCATCTTTTCTTTTTGCTTCGTTGTCTTGTGCTCTGATGTCAAGTTCTCTTGCTCTTAATTTAGCAATAGGATCGTTATCAAATTGAGAAGTTATTTTTTTCTCTTCTTTCATAAAGTCTCCCATCATCTCAGCAATAAGAACTGCTTTTCTTGCATCAATTTTTCTCTGTGTTACTTGCATTTGTACTTGAGCTTGTTGCATCTCAGGAGAAGGTTGCATTTGCATCTGTGGATTTTGTTGCATAGCCATAGTAGCTTGTTGCATCTTTTGTAGGTCTTCTCTAAATTCTAATTCTATTTGTTCTTGTGCCATTAGAGAAATATGTTCTAAAATATTTTTTTGTATTGCTGCTCCTACTGCAGGTGCATTTCTAACCATGTTAGTTCCCATAAAATTTAAGTGAGCTGTTATGTGAGCTTGATGATCTTGACCTGGATAAGCTTTAAAAGGAATCCCTGCTAAAGCATCAATGTGTTCTAATGCTGGATCTTTTGGTGTAGGTGGTTTTGGTTTTTTTAAAATTAAATCAATATCTTTTACACCTAATGCTTCATACATGTTTCTGTACACTGCATATTGATTGTGCATTTTTGGATTTGAAGCTGCCAATTGCAATTCCGTCTGGGCGAGAGAGATTCTCTGTGTTTGAGAAAATATATTTGGATCTGCAACTGGCAGTATATCTACTCTGTCGTCAAAGTCAGTCGACTTAATTTGTCTCTGTGCTCCAACTACATCGTATGGATATACGGGGGGTAGATAAAGTTTAAAAACTCTTGCCATTAAATTAAATTCTTTTTTCATTGAGGCATACAATCTTTTGTGGATTGCTGACATTGTTCTGCTTCCTCTTTCCAACAAAGCTACTGTCGTGCCCACTGCTGCTTGTTGATTCCCATCTCCTACTTGCAGGTCCGCTATGGAAGCGAATCTTTGTCCTGCAGATACCACGACACCCATAAGTGATAATAAGGTCTGTGATGGTTCCTTAAATGGAAGCATCATAAATGCGTCTTTTAAGTTTCCGCCAGGAGCATCAACATCTCTGAACTCTCCGGGTTGTAGAGATTGTGCTTCATCTCTCATTTTGATTCCACGCATTTTAAATCCTGCAGGTAAATTAGATAATGTACCTGCATCTAATAATTGTCGTAATGCTGCTGTTGCTGTTCTAGATAATCCACCAATCATGTGTATTAATCCAAAACCGTAAAATCCTAAACCTGGTAAAAATTTAAAGTGAACAAAATAATCAATCTTGTTTTTCATAGGGTCGTTCATTTCAAAGTTTCTTCTAATAGCTAAAATTTGTCTTGAGCTTTCTTCTATAGATACAATGTAAGGAAGTTTAATTCCTGTTGTCTCACCATCTTTACCCATATCTTCAAAGCCTTCTAAATCTAAACTAATATGACATTCTAGAATTGTGAACATACGTTCATCTCTTCCTTTTGTCATTCCTTCTAATCTTCTCTCTTTAGCTTCTGTTTCTGTTTCGTTTAAATGTGCTGGGTTAAGTTCTATATCTCTATAGAATCCACCAACTTGTTGTTTTCTTAATTCATTCTCAGTCATACGAACCATGTGAATAATAGATTCGCAATCGTCTAAAGATGTTGCTGTGTAAGGTACAACTAAATCATCAGCAGGTACAAATTTAGAAACTGTTCTTTGCATAATTTCATCGTAGTAAACTTTTTTAAATGCAGATCCTGCTAAGGGTAAATAAAATAACATTTGGTCAAACTCTGCTTCGTATTCTGGCATCTTGTCCATAATCTGATAGTTCATAAAATCTTTAACACGATCAGCTTGTTGCTGTTTCATTGGATCTATTTTTCCAAGAATCTGAGTTCTTACAGGTCCGCCTGCAGGTAATAATTCTTTGTAAGCTAATGATTGAAATGCTGTAACCGCTTCTGCTAGTACAGGGTGTGTTGCACCTGATGCACCTTTGAAAGGTTCTGATCTATTTTCGTATTTAAAACCTAATAAATCTAATCCTGATGTGTAAGCTCTTTCCCAATCTTTTCTTGAAGATTTGTATTCTGTGTAATCTGTTACTAATAAACTTCCTAATGGATCTAAAACATCATCTGGTAATAATTCTGCTAAATTAGCAAAGTGGTCTCCACCTTCAATAGGTTGTACTGCGTTAGGATCAAAATTGATATCAACGCTGCCATCTGGGTTTTCTAAAATATTAGCTGGTTCCTTCATTGCGTCAGCTGTTTGTTGTTGCTGTTCAGCTTGAAGCGCTTTCTCGTTAGGAAATTTAATTTTATCGCTAATAGTATTAGGTAATGCTTTATCTATCTCTGCCATTTATTTTCTCCGCTATCTCTTACCATTTTTCATGAAAGAAGCCAAGCCCTGTGATTGTGGCCCTTTTTCAGGTGGTATGGTTCTTGTTAAATTAGCCAGGCCGCCGGATGCTAAAGAAACATCGTACGATTCTAATCCTGTACGTTCATCAGGTCTTTCTTCTGCTCTCATAGTATCAAATTTACTTATTTGATTCATTCCTGCAGTGTAATTATTAAGAGCTTGATTATATAATTCATTGTTAAACTGTCCTTTGTCATCCACAAATCTATTTATTTCTTTGTCGTATTTATTTTTAGTATACCTATATGAATTTTCTATTGATTCTCTTTTAGTAGCATCTTCTACTGAATTAGTAAGAGACTTATGTTGAGATGAAAGTTTTTTTAATTTAGAACTATAGTCATTTATTAATTGAGTTGCATAACCTCTTTCACCAGTTGCTTCTCTTATTTCTTCTTGTTCAGTTTGCCCAGCAAGACCAAATGTTTGTTCACCTAATATTCTATCACCAGTTTTTCCAGCTGCATAATCTGACAATGCAAATGGTGCAGCAAAAGGAATTTCTGTGAGTGCACCATATCCTGTAAATTTTAAACCTGTTTTTGCTTTTCTTAAAGCATTTAAAGCTGCAGGAGACTTAGCTGCGTCTACAGCAATGTTAGCAAAGTTTTTAACATCACCGGGTAGTTTTCTAAAATCAAACATATCTGCATCAACGTTTGCTAAATTTGATCCGAGTGTAAATCCTTTTGTTTTTTGAAGGTCGGTTAATTTAATTCCTGTTTTATCTAAAAGTTGAATTAAAGTTTTTATTTCACCTTTAGGTTTTTTACCAATTTGTGCAACAATATCCGGTCCTAAAGATTTGTAATATCTATTAACTGCAGTTTTTCCGCCTGGTTTGTAATTAGCATCTCCTATTTTTCCCACATCATTGAGTCTAACTTTGGTTTTTCCATTCTCATCTACATATGTTGCAGCTTTCCAGTCTGCATTAAAAGATTTTCTAGATGCGGATTCTTTAATATTTTGATTTCCAAAAGTTAAATGAACTTTCCAAGGATTTTTGTCAATGCCTTCAATATGCTGAGTATGAAACACACTTTTAGGAGATCCTGGTTCATAACCGGCTAATTTATTTAATTCTTTAGTTAAACCTTCTGTCGCTAAAAATTCTTTTTGTTTATAAGGCCTTAAAACATCATCAAGTTTTTCACCGCTGTGTTTTTTAACATCATCCAAAAGAGTGGAATATTTAAATTCATTTCCCTTTTTATCTACAAGAACAAATCCTTCCGTAGCTGCTCTATTATAATATTCCCCCTTAACAGGAGTTTCTCCTTTAAATGTAAAATACCCATTTTTATTGTTAGCTGTTCTTAATAAATCGTTCCACAATAAACTCTCTGCTTTATTTACTTTATAAAAGCTATATCCTTTTACAGATTGTCTGTTTACTAAGGCTTTTTCTTTTCTATCTAGTATTTGTTTTTCGCTTAAATTTTTGTTTTTTTGACGAGTTTTTTCCACTTTTTCTGCCCTTTGTTTTTTGCTTAAATTAGCAAACTCATAACGATTTTTTAATTTTGTAGGATTGTCTTTTAATTCTGCATATTTTTCTTCTCCAATAACAGATATATACTTTTCAGGCGTCAAAGCTCTGTCTGCTGTTGATCCTTTTGTTACTATGTCTTTTGAAATTAAATTTTTCTCCTGAGCTATTCTTAGTCGTCTATCAACGTTAATAATATTAAACGCATCTGTTTTTTCTGAAGGACTGTAATTTTTATTTAAATATTCAACAAATTTAGGACCATTCATATCTCCGTTTATTCTTTTTGTTGTAAATTCTTCTATGAATTTAGTTTGATCTAAGTAAGGTTTACCAATAACTTCATCGCCAGCATAGCTTCCTGGTTCATCAACCAAGCCACGTTTAGGTGTTGCTAAGCCACCCATAAAATATTTCTTTGTATTGTATCTAGGCTCAGGTTGCTTATCAAAATTTTGATTAAACTTATCTATAAAAGTAAGAATATCCATTATAATAATTGTCCAGCTAGTCCGCCTTTGGCATAATCTTCTGCTTCTATCGCTGCTCGTTCTGCAGCGTCATCAGCTGCACTCTCTGCTCTAACTTCGGCTTGGCCAACAACTTGTTCACCTCTTTTTGGATTTTTAATTTTTGAACCTGTTGCAAATTCTTCCATGACTCTTACATCACCGCCTAAAATATCATCAATTTCATCTAATTGTTCTGGAAAAAAATCAGGTACATCATCGGGGCGACCGCCAGATTCAGGGACAACATCTGTTGCTCTAAAGTCTCCTTTAGTTTTAACAGCTTTGCCTTTTACTTCATCTATAACTTCATATCCTGGTGGTTCATATTCAATTCCATAAGGTCTACTATATTCATTTTGACCTTCAACAATAATTTTACCATCATCTGATTTTGTCATTTTAACACCTGGTAAGTCTTTAGTTGTATACTCCATAAGATCTGCATCTATTTTTTTACCAACACCTTTAGCTATAAATTTATCTACAAGGTCCGGGAACCATGCAGGCATAGTTGTTGTTGTGTTTTTAAGCACTGGAATTTTACTTGCAACTTTAGCGCCTTTAAAAAATTTACCTACAACAGGTAATGCTGCTAAACCGCCCATAAGTTTTAAAAAACTTCTTCGATCCATGCCACCATTTTTAAATCCTACTCTACCACCTTGATTAAAAAATCTACCTACACCTTCTTTACCTGATGCTATAAAATTTTTATAATTAAGTTTGCCACCTGCTTTTTGATATTTTTCAAAATCTTTTAATGCTTGTGTAATGGCTAACTTTGTTCCTGCAGCTCCACCCACATCATATCCTGTTCTATTCAAGTGCAGTTGTCCTGCTAAGCCACCTGAGGCATTTTTTTTACGACCCTTTGGGTCAAAATTTGATAGTTCTATTTTTTGTTCTAAATCTTTATAAGCTTCAGGGTCAGCTTCTCTCATAAAGGTATCAAGATCACCCA